GACCGGAACAGCGGCGACTGGAACAGCGGCAACCGGAACAGCGGCAACCGGAACAGCGGCAACCGGAACAGCGGCGACTGGAACAGCGGCAACCGGAACAGCGGCAACTGCAACAGCGGCGACTGGAACAGCGGCAACCGGAACAGCGGCGACTGGAACGCTACATCCTTTTCCAATGGCTGCTTCAATACGGTATCGCCCAAAATCTATATGTTCAACAAGCCTACTGACTGGACGTTTGAGCAGTGGTTTAACTGCCGTGCCCGGCGTTTGCTGAACGAAATTGACGATTGCCCGCTTGAGTACGTCTATCTGTCTGATATGACCGATGAAGAAAAGGCGGCGCACCCTGAAGCTGAAACGACTGGCGGTTATCTGAGAAAACGCACCACAGCGGACAACGCCCGGAAGTGGTGGGCGGGGCTTAGTGCCGATGATCAAAACGTTATCCTCAGTTTGCCGAACTTCGACGCGGCGATTTTCAAAGAAATCACCGGGGTTGACGTAAGCAAAGACTGACACATCTCAAGAGCTGTGCTATCTGGTTATACGGGCGTGCGGAAGGAGGTGAATACATACGGCTACAGGGAAAAGATACTACTGGCTAAAGCTCAAAGACAGCTTCATGCGGTCCGACGCGGTGGATTTTCTCATGGGTCAGAAAAACGGCGCAAACTATGTGGTTCTGTACCAGATGCTCTGCCTTATGACTATCAACACAAACGGCAGGCTTTCGCGGCAGATCGGTGAAGTGATCATTCCGTATGACGTGGGCAAGATTCAGCGCGATACTAAGTGGTTTTCTACCGATACGGTGCATGTCGCGCTGGGACTTTACGCGAAACTTGGGCTGATTTATCAGGAAAAAGACGGCACGTTGGTGCTTGCAAACCACTCGGAAATGGTCGGAAGCGAAACCGATTATGCAGCACAAAAAAAGTTGCAAAGAACGAACCAGCGTCAAATTGATGCAGAACACTGTGGACAATGTCCACAGGATGTCCACACAGACGTCCACAAAAATGTCCATACAGATATTAGAGATAAGATATTAGATATAGATAAGTCGTCGTCATCTAAAGATGACTCCTCCTATACAGGGACGAGGACGACGAAATCTCTAGTGGATTTTTTTCGGGAGAATATCGGCAAGCTGAGCAAGACCGGAGAAAAAGAACTAACCGGCTACATAGAGCGCATGGGCGCAGATCTTGTGTGCGCTGTCATGGACAAGTGTGCGGATCTGGGCGGCGGCAGCTGGGCGTATGTCCGCAAGGCGCTGGAAGAAGCGGAAAGACTTGGCTGCAAGACCGTTGCGGAGTATAACCAGCTATGCCCTATTGGCGGCAGCCGGGCAAAAGGCACACGCGTAGACAGAGCACAGCCATCCGGCAACGATATTTTAAGCCCGGAGTTCATGGCACGCAGCCGGGAACGACTGCGGAAAAGCAAGAAAGGGGCAGATGACCTTTGACAAATCCTTGCTGCAAAGACTGCCCAGACCGGCACCCTGCATGTCACGACCACTGCCCGCAGTTTGCCGCTTGGCGCAAAGAGCACGCCAAAGAGACGGACTATAACCGGCAAATGACCGTGTCCGGCAAGGTCTACCACTACGGCTACGATGACAAGCACCGGGAACGTGGCAAGAAAAAGTATTTCGGACAAAACGGAGGAGACAAATGAAAGTTTTAGTTGCCTGCGAGGAATCGCAGGAGGTCTGCAAAGCTTTCCGCGCCCGTGGTCACGAAGCCTATTCATGCGATATCCAAGAGCCGTCCGGTGGGCATCCTGAATGGCACATCCTCGGAGACGCTCTAAAGGCCATTAAGGGGGGGCAAGTCGTGACGATGGACGGCGTAACGCATGACGTTGGCAAGTGGGATTTGCTCATTGCACACCCACCCTGCACGCACCTTGCTGTTTCTGGTGCACGGTGGTTCACAGAGGGAAAAAAGCCGCTCAGCTTGCGCTTTGAAGCTGCTGCATTTTTCATGAAGTTTGCAGAAGCTGATATTCAGCGAATCGCGATCGAAAACCCCGTGTGCGTGATGTCCACACTATACCGAAAGCCGGATCAAATTATCAATCCATGGCAGTTTGGGCATCCAGAGCAAAAGAAGACCTGTTTGTGGCTGAAAAATCTTCCGGGGCTAATCGAAACTGACAATGTGTACGATTACATGATGACATTGCCACAAAAATTGCGAGAAAAAAATCATTGGATGGGAAGCGGTCACGCAAAAGAGAGAAGTAAAACCTATCCAGGCATTGCAAGAGCAATGTCCGAACAATGGGGGTAAAAAATGAAAAACGTACAGACGGCGCAGACGCAGAAGTACAAGCCCGGACAGTATATCGTTTCGCTCGATCATCTGATGGAGCAGGAACGAATCTTCTTTATGGGAAAACTTGTAAACAGGAGTTGGTTTGTAAATTGGCAGTTGTGGTATGCGAATCTGGAGCTTAGCAAGCTGGACATTCGTGAAGCTGTCAAAATGGAGGAAAAACATGAAGCCGAAAACCAAATCTGAGCTAATGGCAGAATGGGCAAATCAGCCGGACCAGCTCAAAAAAGAACGGGAGGCCAAGGCCGTCCGCAAGGCGATGGACGATGCCCGCGCCGTGATTCAGGATGGCCTGACCCGGTATGTCAAGAAAAAGACCAAAGCCCGCAGCATGGCAAAGGCTGAATCTGACCCCTTTGCTGAGCTGGAAGGCTGGGAAAGCATGGAGCAGATCCAGGATGCCTACGGCTATGGCGAGATTACCGCCGACAGGCGGGACAAGCTCACCGACTTGTGGGAAGCCCGGGAAGCTGCCAAGAACAGCCGCAAGGGCTCGGACAAGTACACCGACCTTGTGACGGAGATGCTGGAGACAGCCATCCGCCGGGTGGGCAATGAGTACGCAGATATGCTGTTTGAGTATGACCGGCAGCGCCGGGAAGCTGAAAAGCAGTGCGAGCAACTGGCAATGGAAGGGATGATGAAAAAATGACCGACATTGAAAAATCAATTGCCAAGCTCCAGAGGTGCTTTCCGGGAAGTTATATTACTGACCGGAACGAGCTTATTGTCCATCCGAGGACAAACCAGTATATTATTCTGGAAAACATCGGAACGGAAGATGCCATCAAGGCCAAAGTGCTGGAGTGGCTTTCACGGGCGGCATTTAAAACCGCACCATATTCACAGGAGTGGAGAAATCGAAAGTTCCACAAATATATGAGGGACGGCATCAATGCTTTTCTGGATACCGATTTCTCCGAGGATGATATGGAGTTGATTTACACCTACATGGGGCTTGCCTGCGACCGTTGGCTGACGCTCATGTTTATCGACCACGACATGAGCATCGAGTGGCTGAAGGAGCACGTGTCATGAAGCTAACCCTTTACGGTGACCCCCGCACAAAGAAAAACAGCGCACGCATCCTGCAAGGGAGCGGAGGACGGCGCTTTGTAGCCCCAAGCGCGGCGTTTGAGGAATACCAGACCGGATGCCTGTGGCAGATACGCTCCCCGCCTGAGCCTATTTCCGCCCGCGTGAACGTGCGGTGCGTGTACTACATGGCTACCAGGCGCAAGGTTGACCTTGCAAACCTAATCGAGGCCACCTGCGACATACTGGTAAAGGCCGGTATGCTGGCAGACGACAACAGCCGCATCGTTGCCGCCCACGATGGCAGCCGGGTGGATTACGACAAGAAAAACCCAAGAGCTGAAATTTGGATCGAAGAAATGGAGGATAAAAATGGATGAAACAATGACAGGCGTTTTCAAGTGCAGATGCTGCGGAGCGGAAATCAAGGAAAAGACAAGCGTTACAAGGTCTGTTGCTTGGGCAATCAAAGATATGAAAGATGATTCTTGCGATCTTCAATCGACTACCGCTATCCCAAAATCATCTTTACCGGAGCGGTTTGTCATTCACTGGTGCGAAAAGACAAGATTTTGCGTCTGCGATCTTATCGGATGGGAAATAGAGGAGGGAGACAATGACCCGCACATGGACACCTGAAAGCGAGCAGCCAAAGCCGAGCGCCGGCGTGGACTACCATGAAGTAAAGGCGTGGTTCCAGCAGTGCCGGGATATGGCTGCGGCGGTTGAAGCCCAAAAACAGAAGATCCAGCGCATCCGGGAAGTTGCCGAAAAGACCACCCCAAGCCTGAACGGGATGCCCGGCGGCGGTGGTGCCGGTGACAAGGTCGGGCTTGCTGCAGCAGATATCACGGACGAGCAGCGCCGTCTGCAGCAGATGGAAACAGACCTTTGCCTGCTGCGCATTGAGGCCACCCGGCGGGCGTACTGTATCACGGCAAGCAAATCCAGCAAAAAACAGGCTGACTGCCTGTGCCTGTACTACGTCAAGAACAAAAAGCAGCGCGAGGTCTGCGAGGAGCTGGGGCTTTCGGAAGAAAACCAGGTCTCCATCTACATCAAGTGGGGCAGCATCTATCTGGCAGAGATTTGGGACAGCTTCGGCAATGTTGCACAAACCGCACAAAACCCGCCCTGATTTTTTGCAATGCACCTTCATACTGCAAATATCCAAATGACACAGGCATTGTGCTAAAATTGGTATAAGCGGAATCGCCGAAAGCGATAAGACGCTTGCCACGCAGTCTCCGAAACGAATCCCCCCGAAATGCTTCCTCCCAAGGCTTGACCGGCATTTTTCTTCCTCTCGTTTCGCGGGCTGCTTCTATGCCGTTATAGCTCAACTGGCAGAGCGCCGCCCATTTAAGGCGGGACAACGCTGGTGACACATCTCGGACATCACTGCGCACTTAACCAATGCGCATATACAGACTTGATGGTGCCGGTTCGAATCCGGTTAACGGCTCCGACACGCTGCTCTCCCGAAGCAGCGACCACCTGACGCATGGGCTGACATCCCGATTGTGGCTGCGTGTAGAGTGGCAGGGTATCCTTACCTGTCCTCACAACCTCCGCACGCACCGGAGGCCACATAATCCGTACACCGGTTTCCATAAACCCCCGGCAGGATGTGCGTCAACAGAACCAGCATGGAAACGTGCTGGTTTTTCTTTTGTTATATGCCGCCTGAGCGCAGTTTGGAGCGCGGCGCGTGTGTGTAGACACGGCTGGTTCGATTCCAAGGGCGGCTTTTTATATTCCCGTAGTTCAAGTGATGGAACAGCGGTCTCCAAAACCGCAGGCTGCAGGTTTGAGCCCTGCCGGGAATGCCATTTGCGTACCCTGTGAGGGGGCTGCGCAGATAGCGGGGCATTCGGCCGCGAAAGTTCCGGATGCAGCGGCGCTCCACCGTTTACGTTGTCCGAGAAACTGAATGTATACCGGGAGCGCCCGGGCGGTTTTTATTTTGCAGGGAGGTGAGCGGATGGCACGAAAAAAGAAAGCGATGGATTTTTCTCCCTCGACCTGAACCTTGATGCACTGGGCGACTGGGGCGGCGGTGCGAAAGGCAGAGCCAAAGACAGGCGCAAGCTATACGTTGCAAACCGCCGGAATATCCGGCTGTATAACAGGCGTACCGGAAAGGGCAAGCGCTACGCAAAGCCCGGTACACGTGATCTGGAGTTCTGAGAGGAGTAAGGCATGGCACGGCGTAAGATAGACCCGGAGGCGGGACGTGCCACGCAGTTTAAAGCAGGCGGTAAACAGGCACAAACCGCAAAAAAAGGCGGCATTGCAAGCGGCGTGGCAAAACGGAAGGCAAAGACCCTATCCTCCATTGCATCGCAGATCGCCGCAGCACCCATCACCAACAAGAAAAATCTCAAGCAGCTTGAGACGCTGGGCGTGGATACGGCAGAGGGCGTGACCAACAACGCACTGATCTCTGCCGGTGTTTACATGGCAGCCGCCAGCGGCGATATGAAAGCCGTAGAGAAGTGGGAGGAATGGACAGAAGCCAGCAGCGCCGCCGGGGAAAGCAGCTTTGAGTTGCCCGCCCGGTGCATTGGCAAAGCGTTTGTTGACCTGAACCGCCACATAGAGCCCAACCGCTCCTACATATTCAAGGGCGGACGTGGTTCTACAAAATCCTCCTACATCAGCCTAAAAATCATCGAGATTTTGCGTTGCAATCCAGAGATGCACGCTTGTGTCTGCCGCAAAGTCGGCGGCACCATGCGTGACAGCGTATATGCACAGATCAAATGGGCAATACACGAACTGCGGCAAGACAACCGATACAACTGCAAGGTATCGCCTATGGAGATCACAGACAACGTGACCGGGCAGATCATCTACTTCCGAGGACTGGACGACGAGACCAAAATCAAGTCCATCAAGCCGCCTTTTGGTGCAATCGGCATTCTATGGGTAGAGGAAGCAGATCAGATGGACGGCGCAGAACAACTGCGCAGCGTCCGGCAGTCCGCACTGCGCGGAGGAGATGCCTACGAGTTCATGAGTTACAACCCCCCGGCGGCTGCCCGCAACTGGATGAACCGCTTTGTGCTGGAACAACACGAAGACACCGTTGTTCACAATTCCTGCTATCTGGATGTGCCGGAAGAGTGGCTTGGAGCGTTTTTCTTACAGGGAGCAGAAGCCCTGAAGGAAAACAACCTGATCGCCTATAAGCACGAATACTTGGGCGAGGTGACCGGCTGCGGCAAGGAAGTTTTTACCAACATCCGGGCAGAAAAGATAGACCCCGCAAGGTTTGAGCGCAAGTATCACGGCATTGACTGGGGCTGGTATCCTGACCCCTTTGCCTATAACTGCATGAGTTACGACGCAGCCCGCAAGACCCTGTATATCTATGACGAGATCACCGTGCGGCGCACACGCAACGAGGATACGTTCAAGATGCTGCAAGACCGGCACGTTATGGAGCACCCGGAGAGCGAGCGACTGACCGCAGACAGCGCGGAAAACAAAAGCTGCACCGACTTTACCGCATGGGGCATCAAGTGCCTGCCCGCTATAAAAGGCCCCAACAGCGTGGGGCAAGGCGTGAAGTGGCTGCAAAGCCTGACCGCCATCGTGATAGACCCGGTGCGATGCCCGGACACCCTTAAAGAGTTTACCGAGTACGAGTATGACGCGGACAAGAACGGCGATCCACTGCCAGGCTACCCCGACCACGATAACCACCACATAGACGCTACACGATACGCCATGGAACTTGTGTGGCACAAGCCCGGAAAATAAGGAGCAAAGCAAGTGAGAACATACCAAGACCTTGAAGCGGTGCAGAACGACCCCGCAGCCAAAACCGCTTTTGTGCAAAGCTTTATTGCCGAGCACGTCACAAGCGCCCCAGTGCGTACCGCTGAAAAGGCTGATAAGTACGATAAGCAGCTGAACACCGGCGTAGACGATTTTCTGGACGCGCTTGCTGATATCGATTACAAGCTGAACGGCATCACCAAGAGAGCCCGCCCGGAGACCGTAAAAAGCAACTCCTTCCACAGGCTCAACGTGCAGCGCGTGGCGTACAGCCTTGCAAACGGCATCACTCTGCCGGGCGAGGACAACGCAAAGGCAAATCTGGGCGAAAGTTTTGACGAGCAGCTTTACCGACTGGGCTACCTTGCCTGCATCCACGGGGAAAGCTTTGGCTTTTGGAACAACGACCATCTGGACGTGTTCAAGTTGACCGAGTTTGGGCCCCTGTATGACGAGCAGGACGGCACCATGCGTGCGGGTATCCGGTTCTGGCGATTGCAGCCGGACAAGCCCATGCACGCAGTTTTGTACGAGGAGAGCGGCTACACCCGCTACACCGAGGACAGCAAGGGCGAGCGCCTGTTGCATCAGTACGGAGAGCAGCAGCCTTACAAGACCACCACGACCACAACCCCCGCCGGGGACGAGATCGTAGAGGGCGAGGGCTACGGAACGCTGCCCATTGTGCCGTTGTGGGGCAGCAGCGCCAAGCAAAGCACGCTGGTCAATCTCAAGGGTTATATTGACAACATTGACCTGATCGTCAACGGCTTTTGCGACGATCTGCGCGAATGTGCTCAGGTGTACTGGCTGATTTCCAACTACGGCGGCATGAATGATGCTGACCTGCGCAAGTTCATGCAGCGGCTGCGCTTCAACCACGCCGCCAACGTGGACAACGCCGGAGACAACGGCGGCAGTGTGCAGCCCTACACGCAGGAGATCCCCACACAGGCGCGGGAGACCCTGTTGCAACGACTGCACAGTTCCCTGTATGAGGATTTCGGCGGTCTGGACGTGCATTGCGTGAGCGCAGACAGCACCAACGACCATCTGGAAGCGGCCTATCAGCCGCTGGACGAGAACGCCCGGGACTTTGAGCAGCAAATCACCAAGTTTGTGCGTCAGGTGCTCAAGATCGCCGGTCTGCCGGATGCAAAGCCGCAGTACACCCATGTGCGCATCTCCAACACCAAGGAGCAGGTGGACATGGCGATTGCGGAAGCGACCATCATCGGCAACGAGATGGCAATAGAACTGCTGCCCAACCTGACGCAGGAGCAGAAAGAGCAGGCAAAGGCTGCGCTGATGGCAGAGAGCGCAACGCGGGAGACCACAGACGAGGACGAGGAGGACGAAGAAGGTGGAAAACCTTAAAATCCCGGTTGAAGGAAGGGTTGACGTTGACTTCACCGATGAAGCAAAAGATCTTTTGAAGAAATTTGTTAAGGCAACTGAAAAAGCTTGCAATCAAATTATATGGCATGAAATCAAAAAAGAAGGGCTTCCTCCCCGCCACAAAAAGGGTGAATTTGAGGAGTATCTCATCACGGTTTGCTACGCTGATACGAGAGAAGATCAAGAAAAAGGTGTTTTTTCGGAATCAATAACGACAAGCGGACATTACGATGACGCTTTAGGATGGGTGCGCGACTGGCAAGAATATGTCAGGATTGTAGATTATGAATACGCCGAAGTTACACACTGGGCGGAATTGCCAAAGCCTGCTGTTGGATTTAGTGAGTGATGAATGAGCGATGAACGACCTTGACCGCATCTCCACCCGGCAGCTGAACAGGCTGCGCCGCCGCATTTTGCGGGTCTATGGCACCGCCCGCCGGGAAATGACCGAGCAGCTGACCGAGTTTCTGGAGCATTATCAGAAGCTGGACGCCTACAAGCGGGCGCAGCTGGAAGCTGGGAAGATCACCGAGAGCGACTATCGCACATGGCTGCGCAATCAGGTGTTTCAGTCCGAGATGATGCACCAGAAGCTGGACAACATCACCCAGACGTGCACCACAGCCCAGCAGACGGCGTACAAACTGGCGCGGGATGAACAGTACGATATCTTTGCCCTTGGCGCAAACTGGGCGTTCTACGAACTGGAACAGGCCGCAGGCGTGGCGTTCAACCTGACCTTGTACAACACGGAAGCGGTCAAGCGGCTGCTTTTGGAAAACCCCAAGCTGGTGCCCAATAAGCGCATCAAGAGCGAGAGCAACAAGACCTACGACGCCCGGGTGTTCAACCGGTACGTCATGCAGGGCATCATACAGGGCAAAAGCGTCCATGACATTGCGGTGCAGGCTGTGCAGGGCATGGCAGACACCGAGGTGCACTGGGCGATGAACAACGCCATCACAGCCCTTACAGGCGCACAGAACGCCGGGACGATGCAGCAGCTGCGCAATGCTCAAGCCCTTGGCATTGAGGTGCAGAAGCGCTGGAACAGCACTTTGGACTACCGCACCCGTGAGATGCACCGGCTGCTGGATCAGGAGACCGCCGCACTAGATGAGCCTTTCAAGGTGCAGGGCTACGAGATCCAGTACCCGGGAGACCCCAACGCAGCGCCTGAAATGGTCTATCACTGCCGCTGTAAGGTGACCGGGGCGCTTGTAAAGTACCCCCGGCAGAACGCTATGCGGCGGGACAACACGACAAAAAATGTCACATCTGACCTGACCTATACCGAGTGGTACAAGGCCAAGGGTGGCACTGAAAAAGAGCAGATGTGGTGGTCAAACGAGAGAAAGCGGAGAAAGGAGAGTACCAAGAATGAGTAAACGCGGCTCTGGTAGTTCTACAAGGGCAAGTAGTGGCTTTGTAGACCATTCCAGATATGCAAAACAGCACAACGATATTGTTTCTTTTGTAAAAAAACAAGTCGGTGTTGATTTGAACAAATACCGGGACGGTGATGGTTCTTCTCCGTCAACAAGTTCTTTTTGGGAAAAAGACGGCGCAAAAGTCGCATTTGACCTGAAAGGAATGTCATTAAGTGACCGCACAAAATTGATGCAGCTTGCCCAAAAGCCTTTCGGAGTTGTCGTTGAACCAGCTGGCGGGTGGGTTGGATTTGTTTCCAGAAAGAAGAAAAAGTAAGGCTTGGAGGGATAAAACGTGGTTCTGCCGATGGAAAACACCGAGAAAATGATTTTTCCGGGCGTGGGCAAGTATGGCATCCCTGAAATCAAGCCAGAAACGGACATCCGCATTGACAAACTGGAATGGATCCCGGTCAATTATGCGCTGACCGCCAAAGACAAGGCAACAAAAGGTGTGCATTTTTACAAGGACGATTACCAGTTTGAACGGTTCTGGAACAACCCAGAAAAATACATTCCCCTTTTGCAGCAGTTTGGCGCGGTATGTTCGCCGGATTTTTCTTTGTACAGTGATATGCCGCTTGCGGTGCAGCTTTTTATGCATTACAAAAAGCATTGGCTTGCCGCATACTGGCAGGCGCACGGCATCCACGTCATCCCAACGCTCTGCTGGTGCGGTGAGCAAAGCTATGACTGGTGCTTTGACGGAGAGCCCAGAAACGCCATTGTGAGCATTTCGAGCCACGGCACACAGTCTGACCCATACGAAGCAGAATGCTTTGCTAAGCACTGCCGTAAGGCGCTGGAAGTGATTCAACCGAGCGGCATCTTGTGGTATGGCAAATGCCCTGATGAATTTGACTGGAACGTTACCAAAATCAAACCATTTCAATACGAAAGGAGGCACTACCGTGAGTAAACGAGGTTCGGGCAGTTCCGCGAGAGCGGGCGGTGGAACAAATGGAGCAAAAAGTTTGGATAGTACGCTTGTAAGAAGAGCAAATGATTTTTCGTTGTTTGATGCTGGCGACGCAACAAAGCGCGAGTATGAAGCGAACGTGCAGAAAATCCAACAGTCTAATCTTACTCAGCAGGAAAAAGCGGCGGCAGTGGACAAATTGCATGAACTGACAACGGAACAGCTAAAGTCTCAGACGAAGGTTGCAAATCCATATGTTTCCGGCCCTGCAAGATTTAACCAGAATCAGGTGCAAAAGGCAGCGGATAACACGGCACAGAAACGGCAAAATGTCAATTCCTTTATGAAAGATGTGCAGAAAAAGTCAACCGCAAACAAAAAGGCAGCTGAAACAAAGTCGCTTTCTTCCGTTTTGGGTTCTGCAATGGACAGGGGTGCACTTGAAGTGACATTTGATGGAAAAACCTACTATCGCGCAAGAAAAAATTCCAAGACGTGGAGAGTTCGGTAAGCCATGAAATTTAACTACGACATTAAAGTCACCGACAACACCCCGCAGCTGCACGAAGCGCTGGAAGCGTGGGTGGAGCGGGTGCTGACCATCTGGGGCATGAAGGTGCAGGACTATGCGCAGCTGCTTGTGCCCACCGGAACGGCAGACAGCACCGGCATAGAGGGCTATGTTGGTGGTGCTCTGAAAGCATCCCTCACCTACGTTGTATCTGCGGCGCAAAAGACCGTGACCATCGGCTCAAACCTGTTTTACAGTGTATATGTGGAGTTGGGCACCGGTATTTTTGCCGAGAAGGGCAACGGACGCAAAACGCCGTGGGTCTGGCAAGACTTCAACGGCAAATGGCACTTTACCCGGGGCATGAAAGCCCGCCCCTTCCTGCGCCCGGCGGTGGAAGATCATATTAAGGAGCTGCAAGAGATTGCAGTAAGAGAAGCACAGGACGGATAAAACTCAATATCCAGCGGTTTGCGCACAGCGTCAGCCGCTTTTTTATGCCGTTTTCGCACAACTGGCAGTGCTCCCGGCTCATAACCGGGTAGTTGCAGGTTCGATTCCTGCAAGCGGCACCACACCGGCAGCACGTCCGGCAAATTAAACCTTATTGCCAAGAATGGCAGCCCAAGCAAGGGCAGAAAGGACGAACACACATGGCACTCAAAAGAGCAGATATCCGCAAGATTCTGGAAAACGCCGAAACCTCCAACGATGACAAGGCAAAAGCCATTCTGGACGCCTTGCACGAGGAGACCGACGCCCTCCGGGACGAACTGGATACCGAGAAAAACGCCCGCGTTGCAGCGGAAAAGGAACGGGACGCAGCCAACAGCGGTAAGCAGACCGCAGAGCAGGCGCTGACCGACTACAAGACCCAGCAGACTAAGAAGGACGCCCATGCAGCCAAGGAAGCCAAGTTCCGGGAGCAGCTCAAGGCCGCAGGTGTGCTGGAAAAGTACTTTGACCGCATCGTGCGCTTGTCTGGCGAGGACATCGACAAGATGGAACTGGACAGCAAGGGCAACGTGAAGAACGCGGACAAGCTGGCTGAGAGCCTGAAAACCGATTGGAGCGACTATGTGGGCAGCACCACCACCAAGGGCGCACAGGTGGACAACCCGCCCGCAAACACCGGCTCCAAAATGACCAAAGAACAAATCATCAACATCAAAGACGCAACCGAGCGTCAGGCAGCCATCGCGGCAAATCCTGAAGCGTTCGGACTTGCAGCAAAGGAGTAACACATGGCAGCACCCGAAAATCTGACTACCGCATCTCAGATTACCACCACTATCCGCGAAATCGACTTCGTGACCCAGTTCCAGAAGAATTGGGACGCGCTGCGCACCATTCTGGGCATCTCGCGCCCCATCCGCAAGGCACCCGGCACTAGGCTGGTATCCTACAAAGCCACCGTTGACGGCGGCCTGCAGGGCGGCACCGCTGTGGGCGAGGGCGAGGACATCCCACTGACCAAGACCAAGGTCGAGCCTGTGACCTATGCCGACATCGAACTTGGCAAGTGGGCTAAGGCCGTTTCCATCGAAGCCGTCACCAAGTACGGCGCAGAAGTGGCCGTGGATCGCACCAATATCGCTTTCCGTAACGAGCTTCAGAAGAAGGTTCTGACCGACTTCTACACCTTCCTCAAGACCGGCAAGCTGGTCGGCACGCAGAAGACCTGGCAGCGTGCGCTGGCTATCGCAAAGGGCGCAGTCCTGAAGCGCTTTGCAAACGACAATCTGGACGTGACCGAGGTCGTGGGCTTTGCCAACATCATGGACTTCTACGACTATCTGGGTGACAAGGAAATCACCGTTCAGACCGAGTTTGGTCTGAACTATGTGAAGAACTTCCTCGGCTACAGCACCCTGTTCCTTCTGCCTGACGCTTTCATCGAGCAGAAGAAGGTGATTGCCGTCCCTGTGGAAAACATCGACCTGTACTACGTTGACCCCGCAGACCGCGACTACGCCACCATGGGCGCAAACTACACCGTTTCCGGTGAGACCAATCTGCTGGGCTATCACACCGAGTACAACTACAAGAACGCCACCACCACCAACTACGCCATCATGGGCATGAAGCTGTGGGCAGAGTATCTGGACGGTATCGCGGTCGTGACTGTCGGCGCGTCCAACACCGAGCCTGCCGTTGCGGCGTCTGAACTCGGCGGCTGATACGAAATAAGGAGGTGACCCCGCATGACTGTGCCAGAGCTGTGCGTTTACACGCACAATTTTTTTGACCGGTACGATGACCCCACCGCCGGGGAATTTACCTTTACGGCAGATACTGTCCCCGCTGGAGTGTCCGCCGGGCAGTATTTCCTTGTGTGCGGGTCTATCTTTAACGACGGCGTGCACAAGGCGGGAGACGGAGACCTTACCCCGGAAACCTTCACCGGCACGGTGCAGCCTATGCGCGTCCCTCCTGATTTTGTGGCGCTTGCCCAGAAGATCACCGACTACGATGCAGCCACCCCCGGCGGTGGGCGCTATGTTTCCCAGTCCTTCAACGGCTGGAGCGGCACCATGGCCACCGGCACGGACGGCTTGCCCGCAGACGGCTGCACCCACTACCGCCGGGAAATCAACCAATGGAGGAAACTGTAATGCCTGTAAACGATTTCACTAAATTCACCGTGATGGAGAATTTCACAAAGAAGTTCTGCTTTATGGTCAAAAAGCTGGTATCGGACGGCCTGTTTGGCTCTACTACCACATGGGAGGACGGCATGGAGTTCCTTGCCATCGAACGCCATGACCAGACCATTGAAGCACAGCAGGCAGAGCAGCAGGGCACGGCATCCACCTACTCCCTCTATGTGGATAAGGACATCAAGCTGTCCCCCTTCGACCGCATCAAGCGGCTGGACGATGGGCAGACCTACGAGGTTACCACCGCGAGCAGCGACAAGATTTCCCCCGCCGAAAGCCAGATGAATCTTGCCGTTGTGCAGTGCAAAAAGGTGGTGCTTTCCTGATGGGCGCAGAAGAAGCCATTACCACGGCGCTGAACAGCTTTTTTACGATGTTCGATGTTCCTGTATACCCAGAGGATTCCGTGCCGCCGGGCTCTTCCCTACCCTATATCACGGTGAAGCTGGTCATTCCTAAGGGATTTGACGAGAGCAGCACCTTCCATGCGCGGCTGTGGTATCCGGTAGACGGCGGCAAGCTGCCCCTCATCCGCAAAGCCGATGAAATCCGCGCTGCCATTGGCGATTGGCTTACCATCGAGTGCGAGGGCGGCGCAATTCTTTTGTGTGCGGGCAATCCGTGGGCGCAGCCTATGGGCAACCCGCCGGAAAAATACCTGTGCACATACCTTATTTTTGACGTCACATCCTTTGTGGTGTGAGAAAGGATAACACATGAACAAAATGTATCATGCCATTTCGGCAGATGCTTTCAAAAAGCTTCAGTTTCAGGCCGGTGCACTGCTCAAGAAGTTCGACCCGACGGGCGCTACCCCCATTGCAGCGGAGGATATGATCTGCCTGACTTCCGGCGGTATCACCGTCAGCTGCAAGCCCAACGCCATTGATCTGGGCGATGGTCTGGACGAGGTGCCCGAGAACACTTGGCAGTTGAAGCACATCACCAATTGGGATTGTGGCCTGTCTACCACCTGCATGACCGTGAGCGCCGACACCATCAAGCTGGAGTTGGGCGCTGCAGACGTGGAAACGGAAACCAACAAGATCACCGTGCGTGAGGATTACAAGGATGCGGACTTCCAGGATATCTGGTGGCACGGCAATCTGATTGGCGGCGGCTATGCTGCGGTCAAGCTGATGAAGGCCGTGAGCGATGGCGGCCTTGAACTGAAAACCACCAAGGACGGCAAGGGCAACCTCAACCTGAGCCTGAAGGGCCACTACGACATGACCGACACCAGCAAGGTGCCTATGGAGTTCTACGTCAAGGAGGCAGAGTAATGATCCTTACCATCAATCTTGACCCCGTGGAAGCCCTGCCCAAGCTGTATGACGCGGTGGACGGCATCACCCGCATGATCATGGACGCAAAGGACAACGTGGATAACCCGGAGACCAAAGCCGCCCGGGAGACCATTGTTGCCAACGCCATGAAGCTGCTGGGTGCAGAGCCTTCCGAAACCGCAGAGGGCAAGAAAAAGCTGACCCCGCGCGAGTTTGCGCTGGCTGCGCTGGACTTTATCAAGCCCCTGATGAAGCTTGACCCGCAGCGCACCATGAACGCCCTACACCAGCTGTACACGCTGGAAAAGGGCGAGAAGGACACCCTGCCCAAGGCGTTCACCGCGCTTACCAAGTCCGTGATGCAGGAGGACATGCAGGATTTTTTGTCATCGCTGGCCGACTTGAACGGCCTGAGTTTTGGCACTACCTCTGCCGAGCCGACCTCCAGCATCTCCGCGCCTACGGAATAAAGTATTTCGTCTGGTTCGTCATCAGCGAGATGCGCGAACGCCACCGCACAAAGGCATACCAGCTTTATACGGCTGATATGCTTTTTCTTTGTGCTGTATCGCTGGGGCAGCAGGTGGAGCAGTCCTTCAGCGAGATCATGGCAGAGTACGACAAGCCGCTATCCCAGCGCCGCCACGAGACCACGCTGGAAGAAGCGCAGGCGTGCTGGGAAAAGACGCTTGCAGACAGTAAAAAAGCCGCAGAGCAGAACGGAGGTGGTGAGACCTGAACATTTTCAATTTGATGGCCACTTTGGGGCTTGATACCTCCGAGTATGAGCAGGGCATCGAGCAGGCCCAAAAAGAGACGCAAAGCGCCGCAAACTCGCTGAACCGCAGCGCAAACACCGCCGGGAGCGGCGTTTCAGGCATGGCAAGCCAGTTTGCAGCAGCCAGCGCAAAAGCAACTGTCCTTGCAAATATGCTTACCTCGCTCGGAACAAAGGCGGTAAGCTTTGCAAAGGGCTTTGTGGAGATGGGCATTTCTTATAACGCCCAGATAGAAAAGTACACCACCGGCTTTACCAATATGTTGGGCAGCGCACAGGCCGCGCAGGAAGCCATGCAGGCCATTCAGGAGGACGCAGCCCGCACCCCGTTTGACGTGGCGTCTCTGACGCAGGCAAATCAGCTGCTCATCAGCGCGGGCGAAAACGCCGCGTATTCCCGCAAGGTCATCAATGCACTGGGCGATGCCGTTTCTGCCACTGGCGGCGGTAACGCCGAACTATCCCGCATGGCTGCAAACCTGCAGCAGATCGCAAACGTGGGCAAGGCTGCAACGATAGACATCAAGCAGTTTGCCTATGCGGGCATCAATATCTACCAGATTTTGGCAGACTACACCGGCAAATCGGTGCAGGAAGTCCAGAAGATGACCATCAGCTACGACCTTCTTTCGCAGGCGCTTATAGCCGCCAGCGAGGAGGGCGGGCGTTACTATAACGCCATGGACACCCAGAGCCAGACCATGAACGGGCGTATATCCACCCTGAAGGATAACGTCAGCCAGCTGGCCGGACTTATGACCGGCGACCTTTCCTCCGGCATCGGCGTTGTAATAGGCCACCTGAACGACATGGTTGTCGCAGCACAGGAAGCCTACAAAGAGGACGGCTGGAAGGGTCTCGGGAACGCAATTCTTGAGCTGGATAATCCAATCAGTGCCATCATCAAAAAGTTTGGGCAGCTTGGCAGCGCGGCTGTTAGTGCACTGGATAAGGCAAGCTACTATCTTAACAAGGCACTTGGAAAAAATGCTTACGCAGGGTACGACAACTACGACGACTACAAGTCAGACAAGCAAAAGCAAAGCAACAGGGACCGGCTACGGCAGAATGCTCTTTCCGGCAAAAGCGTAAGCAACAAAAGTTGGTCTGAGCGTCAGGCAGAAGCAGCGGCCGCGAGTGGAAGCGGCGGCAGCTCCATCGTTACAAGTCCTTCCAGTTCCTCCGGCAAGAGCACCGGCGCAAAATCCAAAACCGAAACCGTCATAGCGTCCGTGACGCACACCGCAACCACCACCGCACAGAACGCGCTGGGCGCTGTGACAACGAGCGTTGAGACACTGCAGGAGAAGGTCAAGGACGCAGCGGGCAAAATCAAAGACCGCGTGACCGAGACCACTACCGAGACCGGTAAAGAGATGGTCAACGGCGTTGCTACCACCTATACGCTTGTGACCAAGAAAGTTACGGACACGAACGGCAAGATAAGCACCACGACCAAGAAGGTCTACGCCGATATGTCCAAGACCCTGCTTGGCACCCTGACCACCATTGCGGAAAAGACCTTCAACGGCATCACCACCACCACGCAGCAGGCCGTGGAGACCTACGCGGACGGAAGCCAGCACATCAAGACAACTGCCACCGAGACCGGCGAGCGCATCGTGGACGGCGTGCGGCAGACCTACACCAAGATCATCAGCTACGTTGACGGCGTGCAGGACAAGGTGACAGAGACCGCGCAGAACATCGACAAGAGCATCAAGGCGACCCAAAAGCGCATTGAGGAGAATCTGAGCAAGGCACAGCAGCAGTTCAACAGCGGGATCTTCAAACTGGGTAAAAACCTGTACACCGACCTCAAAAATCAGGACTGGGCGGCGCTTGGTCTGGATATCGTCAACATGATGTGGGGCGAGGTGTCACAGGAGCAGCGCGAAGTCCTGTCCGACTGGGCAAACAAGGCGCTGGAAGCCATCAACGAGGCGTATTCCGGCGGCGGTCTGAGCGAGGCGTTCAACGCTTTTAAGCAGATCATGTCCAACGGCATCAAAGCAGATGCAAACGGCGTCACAACGGACGTTAAGGGCTTGAGCAAAGTGTTTCAGGATCTGGGCATCAATGTTTCCGACGTTGGCAGCAAGATCATGGGCGTGCTGAACACCATTGGCTCCGGCATGGGCAGCTTTGCCCTCAACGCGGGCACGGATATTGCAAACCTTGCCGGGAGCATGGGCAGTCTGGGCACAATCGCAGAGGGCGTAGGCGGGCTGATTGCAAAGGTGGGCAGCCTGATTATCTCGAACCCGGAAGTTGCCGCGATCATCGCCATTGTGGCGGGCGTGGCGGCGCTGGGCGTTGCGATTTTTGCGAAGTTCGGCAAGGGCAAGAGCAGCGGCACTACCAGCACGCAAAAAGCACCATCCTACAAGGACATTCAGGACGCCTACTGGTACGGTAACGAGCGTGCCTTTGCGGGCTACGATTACCGCACCGATCCCTACGTCATGAACCCGGACAACAATGCCATGCTGGCATATCAGTCCAAAATGCAGGCGCAGATGGAGCGGCTCTACGGTGTGGTTGAGAAATATCTGCCGGAAGCCGGAAACAGCGTGATCGCGCTTGACGGCGAGCAGGTAGGACGCATTATCACCCCAAGCGTAAACAGAAGCCTGGGAGACCTTACAGTGCTGAGCGAACGAGGAAACTGATATGTACGAGATCTACGCATACCCCTACGGCAACCCGGATGCAAAGCTGCTGCTTTATCGTCCCAACGACCCGCAGGCGCTGGTGCTGTCCCCCAAGCTGACCCGCGAGGTCAGCAAGGGCGGCAGCCTTGTTTTTACCATGACGCGGGATCATGCACAGTACGATATGCTGCAAAAGCTGAGCACGGTAGTGCAGGTGCGGCGGGATGGCAAAGAAATCTGGCGTGGACGGGTACTGAAGCATGAAGCCGATTTTTACAACCGGCGGGTGGTGTACTGCGAGGGTGCGCTGAGCTATTTCAACGATAGCAGTATCACCCCCTTTAACTACAAGGGCACGCTGCGCCAGTTTTTGCAGCACCTGATCGACGCACACAACGATCAGGTGAAAAGCAAGATGAAATGCTTCCAGCTTGGCACCGTGACGGCGGCGCTGGGCAACCTTGTGGTGCAGTTCGGCGATGCCGACCAATACGGCGTTGGCGAGGACTACGGCAAAGTGTGGGACATTCTGGACAAGCTGGTGCTCAAGGTGTTCGGCGGTTACTTCTACTGCGGCTTTGACGCGGCTACCGGCTACAACGTGCTGAACTATTGCGATCAGGCAGTGGAAGCCAAGCGGCAGACCGCCCAGAAAATCGAGTACGGACGCAATCTGCTCAACCTGAGCGAAACCACAGACGCCACCGACCTTTATACCCGCATCTATCCTATCGGCAACAAGCACACAGTGGACACCTCCAAGTGGTACTACAAGCTCATGTGGTGGCGGGACCCCTCCAAGGATAAGCACGAAGAGCGTTGGGGCATCATGGAAGCAGATGCCGCTACCGTTGCGCAGTATCTGCCTGCATCGGGCTACTCTTACAACTTGGAAGAGGGCTGGATCCAGAACGACACCGCGGTGCAGAAGTTTGGCATCATTACCCGCATCGTGGAACTTGACACCGACAGCGCAAACGACACCTTTGCAGCCGGTGTGCAGGCATTGCAGCAGAACTACGCTATGAAGACCAGCTACGTCATCCGGGCGGTGGATCTCGTAGACGCAGGCTACGATACAGACCGGCTGGATTTTTCCATGTACTCCCATATTATCAGCAAGCCGCACAGTGTGGATGCCGTCATGCTCTGTACCAAGCTGGTGGAACCGCTGGAAAAGCCTGCGCAGAAAGAGTTCACATTTGGCATGACCCGCCGCACCCTGACAGACCGTCAGGTGGCCAATATGGGCACGACAAATCTGCTGGTGGAAAGCGCTTACACCTCCGAAAAATACCATCAGGATATGCTGAAACGGCTGTTTGCCGCCTCCGAACAGGCAAAAAAGGATTCCGATGAAGCCGCCAAGACCGCCACAAACTTTTTGGAGTACACCCCGCAAAACGGCCTCATTGTCCGGCACGATTCTCTGCCCGGCAAGCAAGTGCAGATCCTGAACGATGGCATCCGGGTCATGGATGGCAGCAGCATGGTCAATATCCAGGCCAACGCCATCTCCATCACGGACGGCATGGGCAGCTGTTCCATCAATAGCGGTTCAATTATTTTCAACGGCATTCGCAACAGTAAAATTTTTGAATGGCCTTATCAAAAGGATTCTCATGGCAACCGAATAGGAGAATTTACTGCACAAACAACAAAAATCGACCTTTCTTCCTACTCGTCTGTAATGCTGGTCTATGACACGCATAAAGACGGAACATGGTTTGCAAGTGGAGGCAGTGCTGGTAGACTTACGGTCGTTCTTCCTGTTAATGGGCAAACGTACTCTTATGCTTATCCGTGGAATACCGTCCATTGGAGAACCGTCAAAGTGAGCGACACGGGAATAACGTTTGGTAGCGGAAACGAAAGAACATCCGACTATAAAAATAACGTTATAACTGGCGTGATACATTTGGAAGTTCCTATTGCTGATGGTGTTACGAAAAACGATGAGGTTTGCCGCCCGTTGGAACTATACGGTTTTATGTGAGGAGAACTATGAAACACTTTAAATTCAAGTGTAAGGTCTGCTCTGATGGGCGGCTGTATGCAGGCGGCTGGTGCCACGAAAGCGTCATTCCGAACCCGCTGCCGCCCGACGAGATCCTTCTGGACGATCTGTCCGGTATCACGCATGGGTTCTACACAGATTATCTCTGGGACGGCAAAAATCTGATCTATCATCCGCCTGAACCATCTGCTGAGCCTGCCCCGGCAGTACAGACTTCCGATGACGGAACCGAGGTGACCTACACATGAGAGACTATGCCGCACTGGAAGCGCTCGCCGCCCAAAACCCCCGCATGAACGATATGCGCATCACAACGCCAAAGGGCACACTCTCCATGCGTTCGGACTTTGGGCTGTGGCTCAAGCGCGGCTCTCCGCAGATCGGCAAGCCCGAAACCGATTCTATGCTTGTTGAGGTGCCCGGCGCAGATTTTCTGCTGGATCTGACCCGCTCGGTGGATGGCAGCGTACACTACAAAAAGCGGAATATCTCGATGGATTTTGTCTGCGACCGGCCTAAAACACAATGGGCATATATCCGGTCTAGACTGGAAGCGTTGCTGCAGGGGCAGTGGCTGCACTTCTATTTTGTCCGGGACGGCGAGGTCTGGGCTGGGCAGCTGGACGTAGAGATGACCCCCGGCGAGTACAAGACTTCCGTGAAAATCACAGCAACCTGTGACCCATGGCCAAAGGAGCGCTACTTTGTTTTGGGCGTTTCCAAGCTTGGCACAGACAAGATTGCATAAGGAGGCAGTATGGGCTATCAAAAACAGAATTTTGTAGACTGTCAGGTTCTGAACAGCGCGCAGCTGAACCACATCGAGGACGGCATTGTGGATTTGGAGAGCAATTCAAACACTACGCTTGCTGGCAAAGCAGATAAATCAGAAGTGCAAGCGAACGCGAAAAGCATTTCCGATGAAACCACCCGCGCCAAGGGCGAGGAGCAGCGCTTGGACACCGCCATCACCGCCGAAACCACCCGCGCCAAGGGCGAGGAGCAGCG